TGAAAAGTCCCTCCCTAACGGAAGCAGACAAGAAAGCATGGACTAGAAAACAACAATCTCTGCTTTCTCCTCTCCCAACGCCCCCTCTCAATATGCGCAAAAGAAAATGACTGTTGGTCTAATATTAAGTCTACCTGAAACAAAGTTCTATGCCCTAAAATCGCTTTTTCAACCTATTGCGGACACAATTTTATCAAATAATTCACCAAGAGCAAAACCTGAAGACACGTCTTCTCAGATCAAAGAACAAGTTCACACAAACTCAATCGACACTAGTTGCAAACAATAAACTGACAGGAAACTCAAAGATCCATGTTCAGCTAAGACAAACACCAGATACTCTTCGCGCGCGCTCCGAAAGCAAGCTAGTTCGGTTATGCAAGTCAGTAGACTTGTTTCAAACCGCCCAAAGGGCTCTTGCTATGCATCAAACGAGACATCGTCTCAGGCACCGCTCGGTATTTCTTATTCTTTGGCTATTGGTAGAAGTCGCCGCCTCGAGTGGCATCTGAGTTAAGTCTTCACTGATTGATGAAGCAAAAAACTCTGCTGAAGACAAGAAGGTACCCCCCCCTAGGGGGGGTAGGGGTGTTTTTGGTGAAAATCACACGAAAAAAGCTCATCGAAAACCGTTTGAACGTTTGCCGACGGATACTTCGTCTTGACACTCAGCGCATTCGCACCGAACTAATCAGTAAACTACGGGATATTTTCAACGCAGCACATACCTTAGCGCAGAATCATGAAGTAGATCTGAGAGAACGAGAAAAATGGGCGCGAGTTGCGGCGTATGCTGCACAGACAATTGACAGTCTTTGTGAAAAATTCGACGAAAAGCAAATTGACAGGAGCTTGGTCGAACTTGAGAGGCTTGTGAATGAAGCTAGAGCAAAAGCGAAAGTTGGAAATACTCAGACAAGAACTCCGGTCAACGGGGAAAGTAGAGATTCCTCAAGATCCAGTTGATCTTGCCAGGATTCTCTTCAAATTTGAACCTACAGAATATCAGCAACGTCTTCTAAGGGACCCAAGCAAACGCATCGTAGTAAGATGGTGCCGTCAGGCTGGAAAGACAACCACGATAGCGTTGAAGGCAATCGGTTTTGCCTTGACAAACCCCAAAACGTTGACGCTTGTGGTCGGTCCGTCGCTACGTCAATCCATGATAATGGGCGATCGAGTCCAAGATTTTCTCGCAACATTGCCGGAACAACTGCGCAGGGCTTTGATTGATCGCCAGCAAAGGACGGTCATAAGGTTCAGGAACGGCAGCAGAATAGTGATCTTGCCCAACTCTCCTCAACTCCTCAGGGGCTACACAGCACACTTGGTTATTCCTGACGAAGCCAACTTCTTCAAGGACGACGAACTCGTCTTCTATAACGTCCTATATCCCATGCTTGCAACGACCGACGGCATCTTGATAGCCTTAAGCACGCCTTGGAACAGAGACAGTGTTTTCTATCGCATGTGTCAAAGTTCCGAATTCAGCAAACACGTAGTCACTGCAGATGATGTCGTCAAGTCTCGTCTAATTAAGAAGAGCTTCATTGACGAGATGCGTCTCGAACTGCCAGATGAACGCTTGAGACGCGAGTTCTACAGCGAGTTCGCGGAAGATGCTGATAGTTGGCTATCACAAAGCCTGATCGTGACCTGCATTGAGAGTGAACTTGTGCTCGCAGAGTTCCATGAATCTCTTCGGGGCTCATTCTACGTGGGCGTGGACTTCGGGAAACATCAGGATTTCAGTGTGATTGTGGTTCTCGAAAGGATTGAGAAAAGTCTGCGGCTGATTCATGTGCACCGGTTTCGGCTGAAAACTGATTATGCAAGTGTGATCGGCTACATCAAGAGTCTCCAAGATCGGTGGCGAATGGTCCGCAACGTATATGCAGACATCACTGGCGTTGGCGAGTACATCGTCGAAGACATGACCAAGAGTGGCATCACAAATTGCACCGGCGTCATGTTCAGTCTACAGACAAAAGAGGAAATGGCGACGATTTTGCGGGAGAAAATGCGTGTCGGCGAGATCAAGATCCCGTATTCTCCAGCAAAGACAATAAATGACGTGGACCTGACTGCTGAGTTGAATGTTGAAAAGTTTGAACTGCTGAAGACGGGACACATCAAGTTTGCTCATCCAGAAGGCTCACATGATGATGTTTTCTGGGCTACGACTCTTGCGGTGTATGGTGCTGTTAAGCATCCTACCATGATGGGACTTGTTGATTTCGGAATAGTCGGAGACAAGAAATAATGGGTTGGCTGCACTTCAAAAAGAAAGAAGCCGAAAAACCCAAGTTGCACGGACTCGTTGCCGTAGAGGGCAAAGCATTTGGAGCCTATCTTATTGCAAGCTCCGAGCAACCTCAGCAGAGTTCCGAAACGAGAATCCGAGGGAGACTTCAGGCAGCCAAACTGATCGAGGCCACAGTCAACCCAGCTCTCGCTGCAAAAGTCAGCGTTGGCACGATTACAGGCGTCAAGTATCCGGAAGACTTCGGTGACTTTCAAGACTACCTAGACTCGTACTACTACATTCCATATGTTGGTCGCGCTGTCGACATCAAACAGTTCATGATCTGGCAGATGGGGTACGACCTTGAAAGCAACGACAAAGGCAGCATAACAGGTATCAATGATTTTCTCACCGAGATCCATGCAGACATCGTCATCCGAGATGGTTCACTGTACGCAATTCTTTTCGGGAACATGTACTGGCGAATTCAGAAAGATCAGGGCACGAGACTCTCGGCTCTCAACCCGATGAGAATGGGCAAGAAAGTCAACGCAGACGGCCAGTTCACCGAGTACGTGTACCAGCCCGATTTTGGAAAGATTCTGAGGTACAAGCCTGAAGAGATTCTTGAGTTAAGATTCAATGCCGAGCCTTGGAGTCTTTTCGGTGTCAGCTCTCTTCGCCGCGTCCTCCCCACGATCAAGTCATTGTTGTTTATGGAGGAGAAGTTGCCTTGGATTGCTAGGCGTCGTGCAGATCCTCTCTTGCTCATCAATATTGGAAGTGCAGCGAATCCTGTCGACAAACCAACTTTTGACCGGATCAAGAACGGTATCATAAATCGGAAGCCTGGAGAAGACGTCTTCAACGACGGGACGATCGAGGGCATTGAGGAAGTTTATCAGAGTGCAAGTGTTGGCGGTCGACAGACGATTGAGCCTTTGCTGAATCATTTCACTCACAATCTTGTTGCAGGGCTCGGAGTACCAGAAGCTGCCTTGGGATTTGGTGGTACAACTACGATGGCTACAGCCGAGTACCAGGAGAGGATCCTGGAGGCTGAGATCCGTGGTTATCAGCGTGTCTTGAAAAGGACGCATGAGAGCAGCATCTTCTCACTGGTCCAGACCAAGAGTCCTGTTAAGATGACTTGGAGACCGCTGAAGAGCGAAGATAAAGAAGCTTTGAGCAAGATGTTGCAGGGCGAGATTGAACATGCGATTGTGTCTCCTGCGTGGGCTCGTCAACGTCTCGGATATCCTGAGGACGCCGGCAAGGATCTGATGGTTGACAGCAGGTTCGTTCCTGCCGGAACTGCTGCGAATCTGAGTGCTGAAAGCAAGAAGCGGTTGGAATTGTATGAAAAACTCGCTAAGGATCTTGACAAAGACGGCGTTGCTTCTGGATCTGTTGGCTGAGTCCAACCTCAGCTTCATGTATGTTACGAGCCCAGATGCTTGTCAGAAATGTTTGCAGTATGACAAGCGGATTATGAGTGATGAAGATGCTGAAAGGACTTTTCAGTATTTGGTGAAGGGTCCTAATGATTGGGTTTGGTATCCGATGGTTCATCCTCACTGCAGATGTTTGCTCATTTTGTTGATGGGAAGGATTTAAGATGCCTAGACATCCTGACTTTGAGAAGATCTATCAGGCCTTCATGTGGCGGTACTGCCAAGACCACAAGGAATGTGACGCTGCGAAAGGTTACTATTATGCCTGGCTCAAGAAACTCGGACTTGATGACACCAAACCTTATCAGAGCCCACAAGAAAAGTTCAGTTGGACCGAGCCCTATATCCAATTTCTCAAGGAAAATGACCAGGCCAAATACTTCAAGGTCGAAGCTCTCTTCCCGCTTTCCAGCATGAACAACAACCTCTACACGGAGGATGAGCTCCTCAGGGCTGCCAGGTCCCTAATCGGTAAGATACCTGATTGGAACCATACGCCTGAATTGGCCCCTGAAGTTCAAGTTTACGATGCTGACTATGAAGACAACTGCGTTGAATGTTTGTTGCGCGTCGCGAAGGGCTCTAAGGCTCTTGAACTGATTGAGAAAGGCGATGTTGTCCATGTCAGTATTGAAGCAGATTGTCTAAGGGGCACGGAACTGACTCCTGAAGGCTGGACGTGTAAAGGGCTCGTATTCACAGGTCTTGCTTTGTTGACGAAAGATGTGCTTCCAGGAGTGCCTCTTACTCGTATTATGCCGATTGAGAAACTGGTTGAAAGCTTCACAGTCACGGGCGTGACGAATTTGAGCGAAAAAGGAAAACAGGAGTCAAAACCTGAGAACTCTGGCCAGCAAGCCGAACAGAACGCGCTAGATAAAAAGGATCCTGAAAGACCTTTCATCCTTGCGCTTGAAGCATGGCTAGCCAAAAATACTGAAGAGGATTATCCCTGGGATCAATGCATTGCAGATCAGAAGGCCCACGGTTACGACGATGATAGTGCAGCCAGAATATGCGCAGCAATCAGAAACAGAACTGTCGCGTACAGCCTTCAGAATGAACTTGCCAAAACACCTGGAGAGGCAGTGGATCTCGTCGCAAAGAATGTGAAAGAAAACCCATACCTCAGTTACCTAGCAGGCCTTCTCGTGCAGAAACCGAAGGAAAGCCAAGAAAAGACGAAACCACCGCCTGAACCCGAAAGGAGAGAGGAAGAGCCCAAGAACGAGCCTTGCAAATGTGTTTTGACGCAGGAAGGTTTCTGGGCTCGTTTCCATCAGCTCCGCAGTGAAGGTGCAAGTAAATCTGAAGCGTTCCGGCTTGTAAGCATGGAAGTCATTGCAGCAGCTAGCAAGAAATCGAAGCCATAGTGTTTCAGTTTTGGTTGGCGGCAGGTTAACCCTCCGACTCTTCCCGGTGAGCTGGGCGGCGAAATGTGGGTTATGAACTGACAAGGGAGAATGAAAATGGACTTCAATCCAGATGAGTTTATGAAGTCGATTGACCAGCGGATCAACGAGCGTTTGGCAAAGCTTGAAGAGAAGCTTGTCAACAAAGAAGACCTAGGACTGTATGGTAAACTTACGATGCGTGAGCTCTTCACACTTCAGAAAAAGAAGACCCTCACCGAGAAGCTTCAGACTTTCTATGAAAGCGATCAATCGCAAATGACCGTCAAGGAGCTGCTCACGAGCACTAGCAACATAGCACTGCCCACAATGGTCCAGTCTCGAGCCCTACTGGAACTTAAGAGTTGGGTCGATGCAAGAGACCTATGCATGCCTGCAACAGTTCCGAAAGGCTCAGGCAAGACAGTTGACACTCAAATCATCACTCAGCCAGGATTTGATGAGTGGACTGAAGGCTCTGCGCTCTCTGCTGCAGATCCGACTCTGACGAAACGAACAATCACCATGAAGGCCTTCGGCAAAGTCACACAGATCTCCGACCTCCTTGCCAACACTTCAGCTATAAACTTCGTTGAACAAATGGGACGCGTGCACGGTTCATGCGTTAAGAACGGCATTTTCAAGTATGTCACTGTAGCGCTCTCGGCAGCTGCAGGCGGAAGCTTGAGTGCTGCTTCGGGCACAAGCCTAACGTTTGCTGAGGTTGCCACGGCAATCAAGAACGCCGCTAACCTCGGATTCCAAAGCGATTTCATCGCAACTTCCCCAGGGAACATGTGGAACGCATTCACCACAAGCTACGATGTCAAGCAATTCTACAGTGCCCTCATTGATTTGTTCACTACTGGCAAGATTCCGAAGGTTCTTGGTCTCGACTGGTACGCAGATCCGTATTGGGACACTGTCTGTCCTGCGGGCGTGAAGACATTGGCTTACGTGGGAACTAAAGGCGTTAGCGCGGTTTGGGCTGGTCTCCAAGAAGAGCCCATAGTCGAATTGTACAGGGTTCCCACTGAACTTTCGAACTATGTTATCACCCACATGGACGGCGGGTCAATCGGCGGCGTAGCCAACAGCATCCAGAAAATCACGTCTCAAACCTAGTCAAGAATCACGGCGTTCACTGGCCTCATTTCCCTTTTTCTTTCAGTTTCGACGTTTCAGGAATGGTTGAAGTTGTTGGACCTTACTAAGATGAGTCGCGCAGAACTCCTAGCTCTGGCTCATGGTCTAACAGTCATGCTCAAGTTGAATCCTAACGTTCTAATCGCCGTCGACGAGAAGGGCGATAGTTTTGCTGTCTATTCAGTTCCGGACCGCAAGCCTGTCAAACGTACCTTCTTGATGCGCCTTCTTGGCGTGCCTGACTGTGTTGATGTGTGCGGTCAGAATTTGAAGCGGCGCCACGGATCCTGCGGAGTCTGCAGATGGCCCAAGATCATTAAGGGCAAGTTGCCTCCAGTTGTGCCTGTGACCGTGTATTTTTTGGCGATGGGAAAAGACAGGCGATTTGAGAAACTTCAGTCTTGGATGGGCAAGAAAGTTACGGCCCTCCTGGAAATCATCCAGTTATATTGTGAACAGAATGGTCGAAAAAAAGGGACAAAGCATCAGTCTTAACGGTTTGACATGGTCCAAAACCGTGATGTTGTGTGCTATTCTGCTTTGTGCAGGCGTCGCAGCCTATTACGGAGCAAATGTCGGCGTCAACCTCACCTTTGAGGGTCGACTCTACGATGTCGAGAGGGCTCTCTGGGTCCAAGTCAACAGCACGGTCTCGGCTCTATCAAAACCATGCAGCTACTTTATTGATGTCTATTCGGGAACGAGCACGTATTATCTACTATGGAATGGGATGACTGGAAAACTTGATGAATACAGTACGAATGCGAGTGCAGTCGTAAACAATGCAATAGGCAACTTGACTGGAACGTCTCCAGAAACGATTGTAATTAAAGGAAATATGACTCTGACTCATCAAGTGAACATAACCAAATCATACACGCATTTAGTCTTTGATACTCTAATTCAAGGGGGTACCTATGGTTATGGCATGATAACCATTGACCGAAATGTGAGGTTTGTTCAAATTGACGGAGGCAATATATGGGGAGCAAATTGGGCTTATACGGGTGCAGCAATATACATAGACGCTGATCCAACAAGCTCCACAAGTACATGGATAACAATCAATAATGTTTATGCAGATCGCTTTCAATCAGGATTCATTAGTTATGGAAGAAAAGACCTATTCTACCGTTGCCATGCTTATGCGTGTACCTACGACGGCTTCGAGTTTCTAGGAAGTGATAGTCATGCTACTGAATGCCTTTCAGAAGAAAATGGGCATGATGGTTTCTTAATAAACGCTTCGTATAGTAATATCCAACGCTGTTCTGCTGATCATAATGACAATGTAGGCATCAACATTACTGGAGCTGGGCATGATAATGTCTTATCTGGTGGCTACGCTGAATTTTCAGGATATAATGGCATTTGGCTAAATCAAACAAACTTCTGCAACACAATAGAAGACCTTGGAATATTATGTAATGGTCAAACAGCCCCTTCCAACGGAATATATGTAAACAGTTCCTACAACATAATAAAAGGCAACAACATTTTCGATTCACAAGTAACCCCAACCCAAACCCACGCCATCTATCTTGGAACATACGCCTATTACAACAAAATAACCCAGAACGACTTCAACACAGGCAGCGGTTACACAAGCGGAGTGAACGCCATTTTCATTTCAAGCAACGTTCAAAACTTAAACACCATAGAAAACAACATAGGATTTGGCACTGGAACAGGAATAGCTCTTGCTGTCAATCAGCATGGAAGTGGAACGTTAGCAATTGGTCTTAATAAGACTATTCTAACTCATGTGAATATTCCGAAGGCGGGGCAAATCACAGAGTTTACTTTTTACCTGATAACTGCAAGTGCTGGCCAGAGTTTAACAATGTCTATTTGGTCTGATAATAATATGTCTCCGATAGGCGGCACATTGCTTTGGAATGCAACAATTTCTGCGGCAGTTGCTGGATGTAAAAGTCAAGCAGTCAGCGGCGTATATCTGAATAATTCGGGAACAATCTGGTTAGGTTTAACTGCAAGCGATGCTGTTGTCGCTATCATTCGGAACGGTGGAAACGACTATTTCATCAATAGTGCATATCCCTATCTGGATGGCGCAACTTTTACATCAACATCTTTTGTTTTGCCATCTGTTTGCCCCACAGTAGCACGACTCGCTACTTCATGCGCGGTGATTTACGTCATATTCATACCAAGCTACTAAAAAATGGGACAAGCTGTCGATTGGCCTCAGTTGACTTGAAAGGAAGAGAAAGAATGGTAACTGTTTATTCGACGAAAACGGGAACGGCAACAATCACTGCAGGGAATACGTCTGTCATTGTGCCGCATGGACTCTCAACAACTCCGACTCTTGCAGACATCAGCATCACTCCGCTTGATGACCTTGGCGGTCGCAGTTTCTGGCCTAGCGATCCGGGAGCAACCAACTTCAAGATTAACTTGAGTTCGATGGATCTTTCGGACCATCTTTTCTCGTGGGGCGTCGTCTATGAAGTTGAAGTCTCAGGCGGTGGCACCGGCGGCGGAACCGCATCCTACTGCTCAAACACTGAAGTCAAAGCACACAGCAAAATCGCGTACACAGATCTGGGATATGCGAACGATTCAGACTTCAACACCTTCCTGGATACTCTAATTGTCCTTGCGCAGTCGATGATCGACAATTTCTGCCGAGCCCCGACTGGTTTCTTTGCTGCTAGCGGGCTCGCATTCACAAATGAGTTCCATGATTTTCAGTATCCATGGATGAGTCTCTTCTACTATCCTGTTCTGTCAGTTTCAAAGGTAGAGTACAATGATCAAGGATACGGGATCACGGCAAACTGGGTGACTGTGACGGAGCCAGACTACATAATGAATCTGTCCTCCGGGCAACTGATGCTTGTCAACAAGGTTCCTGCAATCGTTGAACAGAGCATCCGGGTCTCCTACACTGGAGGTTTCAGCAGCACGCCGGATGACATAAAGCAGGTTTGCATTCAGTTATGTTGCAACATGCTTCACGGGATCCTCCAGCGAAAAGTGAGCCCACAGGTCCAGGTAGACGAGATGGTCGTCAAACTTGTTGCGGTTGAGGCTTTCAACCAAGAGCTCAAAGGCATGCTCAGGCCTTACGTGCGAAGACTTGTCGTAGCTGGTTGATCTTTGAGCATTCAGGTTCAGGTTTCGCAGCGGGGTTTGGATCTCTCCCTGTTTGCTGACAAAGTCGAAGAAAAACTTCTGCCTGCTCTCATGAGAGCTGCTGTGGATTATGGTTACGCGTTGATGAGTGCTAGAGCTCCGGTGAGATCTGGCAAATTGCTTGGAAGCATTGAGAAGCACGTTCAGGGTTTGGAAGGATCTGTTGGTCCAACTGTCCCTTACGCGGTGTACGTTGAGTATGGTACGGCGCCGCATGAAATTCGCCCGGTGTTCTCGAAGGTTTTGGCTTTCAAGGTCAATGGGAAAATGGTTTTCACGCCGATCGTCCATCATCCGGGGACGAAGCCGAATCCGTTTGTCCGCAGAACCCTGGAGGACGTTCAAAAGAAGATTCCTGAATTATGGACGGATCTTTTCGATGAAGAGGCATATTGATGACGAAATATTATGACTCATACAAAGCTGTTTTCGATCAGGTCAAAACGGCCCTTCAAGCGGTTACAACGATCAAAACTGTAGTCTTAGGAGAACAGTTCAAAGTTCAAGAATTGCCCATGGCGATAATCAGTCCTGACCCGACTGACATTGAGCAGGCAGTATTTGGTAATATGCTTGACAATAATATCCGCATCAGCGTCGTCATTTTGATTCGTGAAACAGAACCCGTCAACTGGTTCACGGATATCGTGTCAGTCATGGGCGATGTCCTCGACAAGATCCTCGCGGACCGCACTCTTAGTAACGCGGTGAGAGACACTATTCCCACCATGTTCAGTCCCGGAGAGATCCGTACAGGAGGAAAACTGTACTATGGCGGCGTCGTCAGACTCCGGGCTTTGATGTTTTTCACGCCTTGAGAAGGGGCTCTTTTGCCCTCCCTGATCGAGTTTCCCGCCTCATAATGATGCCGAAAACAAAATCCTCTCTTATTCTCGTCCTTTTCCTCCTCTGCTTCTTAGCGTACGCAATATATCAGAACAATCTCAAACTCAGAAATCAGGGCAAAGTCTACGTCGTTGGAATCGCTGCTTATGAGGACCAGCCTTGCACAATCAAGGCAACCTCAATCGATTGGGGCGATATCTACGCCGGCGACAGCAAGAACCGAACCCTCTATTTCCGCAACGAGGGGAATCTGCCGGTCAACCTCACCTATTACGTTGATAATTGGAGCCCGCCTCAAGCTTCAAATATCTTAAGTGTCTCCTGGAACTATCTTTCCGGGACGGTTCTCTCGCCTGCTGAGATCTCGCCGATTGCAATCATCTTGACGTCGATTTTCGCCGAGCTCGATTTCTCAAGTTTCTCATTTGACATCACCATCGAGGCAATAAGCACCGCCTCGATTTCCTAGTCCTCTAGGGACACATAAAAGAGAAAAAAAGAGATGTCTGGGGCTCTCTTTGCATAAAGAGTTGAAAGAGCACCTACTCAAGAAAGTCATCAACATTTGTATGCGCGTGATAGACAAACTCGTGCCCGAGCCTAGGGGTCGTTATCCGCAGACAAAGATGGTTAAACACGTCTCCCAGCAACTCTTCAACGCCTACTGCCTGGAAGTTTGGGGCGGCAGATTTGACGATGTACCCCATCAAAACGTCGAGGGCCTGCAGGACAAGAACTTCCTCCATTTCCTTTCGGCAACTCGGAAGATCCTGTTGTACGTGGGCGAGAATGACCGGTATTACAGGGCTTGGATCGGCTTAGCGTTCATTGGTGCGAAAGAAGAATATGACCGAGCCCTCGAGAGGCTTACGCAAGAAGAATTTCGTTCGAGTCACCTTGAAATGTGGGAATGGACGCCGCTGCCCGTTTGCGACTCATACTTCGAGGAGAATAAGTCTGAATTATTCGAAATGATGTTGACAGGTCACCTGTCTAACTTGTTGCGAAAGAGATTTGCCTCGAGCAAGTCTCCGCAAAGCAAGAAAAAAGTTGGAGGTTGAAGAAAAAAAATGCCAAATACAACACCAGTGATAGGACGAAACGGCAGTATCACAATCAACGGTCTTGAAGCGGGCTACATCAAAGGCGTTACATTCGACATGGACGCAGACGTTATCAAAGACTATAAATTCACAAGCGATATCCCTGCGGTCCTCGAGAGTGGAAATAAGAGTTTCAAGTTTAGCTTTGAGAAAATGTACATTGACACAACACATGCAACTCAGGTTCTCGCTGGAACAAAGATGACGATTATTCTTGGACCTGCAAACAGCACTCCTACAGGACAGCCAAAATACACGTTGTCCAACGCAATCATTTTCCACCATGGCTGGCGAGATGAACAGAACGGCATAGTCATCGAGAACGGTTCTGGCGAAGGCGCATCATTGACACTTGGCACCTACTAGGGATCTGTCTGAGGTTTTGCCTATGAGTGAAAAAACTGAGAGTCCTGCTGAGACAGGAAGACACCTATTTGAGAAGGAAGAAGCCGACGGCCGTGCTGCTGCAAAGAAATTTGACCCGAAGATGCTCGTGAAAAGAGCTACTGAGAAACACATGGTTCGTGATGGCGACGAAGAAATCTATTACTATCCTTTGGTGCTCGAGGACACTGCTGATTTGAGTAAGGCCAAGACAAACGAAGAATATTCAACATTGATGCTTTGGAAAATGCTTGGGAAAGCTTATCCTGAACTGACTCTGGAGGACGTCAAGAAGTTTCCAATGGGCAAGGGTGCAAGGATCCTGCAGCTCCTAACGGAAGCTGAAGGTTTTTTGCCACCGGAGACGAAATCCACAGTTTCATAGAGTACAACGAAGACGCGCAACTCATTGGTTTTATTGCACACGAATACGGCTACACGCTTGAGTATATTCGGAGTCTGACACCTTTCCAGTTTTCTTTTCTTTTGAAGTGGGCTGCCTGGTTCATGGAGAAAACGAATCGTAGAAGGGTTTGAGTGAGTACAAGTCTTCAAATTAATCTTACAGCAGTCGATAATGCCAGCAGTACGATCAGTAAGGTGGGCACCAACGCTAAGAGCCTGGTTCTCGGTTTCAACAACCTTGCTTCGAGCGCGCTCAACCTTTACAACATGGTTGACCGCGTCAAAGACAGCCAAGTGGCGCTTGACCGGGCTAATCTGGTTGTAATGAAAAGCACCGAGTCTGTCCGTGACGCTCAGAATAACTTGACCAAAGTCCTTGAGAAGTTTGGGGCAGGCAGTGAACAAGCGGTAGATGCTCAGAACCGATTGATGCTCGCGCAAGAAAGCCTCGAGGTAGCTACTTCGAGGGCAGACATGGCAGCCGAGAATCAACGTAAAACAATGATGACGATGGCCGTAAGTGTCATCCCAACATTGATCACTGGAATCACCGGGGTCATAAGTATCATACAAAATTGGGGAGCGGTCACTCAGGCACTCTCTGGCGCCATGACTTTTCTGTCAGCAAACCCGATAATTCTCGTCATTGCAGGAATCGCTCTTCTCATCGCCGGAATAATCTACGCGTACAACAACTGCCAGCCTTTCAGAGACTTGATAAACACGATCGGCGCGTACCTGCAAGGCGCTTTTCTTGCTGCATGGAACGCAGTGAGCGGCGCCATAACCTGGTTCAACACGAACGTGATTCAGCCGGTAACTCAAGCCTTAACCTGGCTCTGGAACAACATCTTAATGCCTCTCGCACAGTTCCTCGTCGGAAACTTGCTGAGTGCTTGGAACACTCTTTCCAACGGCATCTCTTGGGCCTACAACAACTTGATTAAACCTGTTTTCGACGCTCTCTCCTGGGCCTACAACAATATTATCAAACCGATCGCCGATTGGCTCGGAGGCGTCGCCTCATTCTTCGGAGGCGTCGGAGCTGCAATCAGCAAGGCCGTGAGTGGTGCAACCTCGAGCGCCGCTGCGGGAGGGCCAGCGTTCAAACGTCAAAAGGGAGGGATTATCACAAAACCTGAGATCGCCTTGATTGGAGAGGCAGGTCCCGAGGCGATTATTCCGTTAAGCGGTCCCTATATGCCTCGAGGGCTCGGAACAACGATCAACATCAATTCGCCGCTCGTTTATGTGGCAGGATCCGCTGATCAACGGACAGCCGAATATGCTGTAAACCTGATTGAGGAGAAGTTGAGAAACATTATTGTTGAGCCGACGTCGACGAGTGGAGCATCGACGCATAAGATGATCCGGAAAGGAGCCCTGTTTTAATGCCGATTTTGACTGAGCAGGAAAGACTTCTGGTAAATGAGGATGATTTGGCTTCAGACTCCGGAACTTATGCCCTTGGCTCAGCTGGTTCTTGGACGACGTTTCATGACTACGGCAACATAACTCTAGCATCTGACAGTATCTTGCTCGTTAAGTGCGATGCTGAGGTCCCTGCAGCCACGGGGAAATTTCGCCTTAAAATTGGCACGACAGTCGTTTACGTGTCAGATCTCACAACGTCTTACGTGACCCACGGTGTGATCTTGTTTCTTGCCGCTGGAACGTACGACGTCAAATTCGAATATATAGCCTCTAATAGCGCAAACATCAAGAATTTCGCGGCTGGTTTATGCAAGTTCAATGACCAACAAACGAGATTCCTTGGAGCCTACAGTTCAAGTATCGCTTTGACAGTCGCTAACAGAGTAACGCCTGCAGGTCCCCTCACGTACGCGACATTCTTGGTACATTGTACTGCAGTAACACCTTCTGGAGTCACAAACTTCGAGGACATTGGAGACAACTTGACGAACGGTGTCAGCATAACCATCGACGGCATTCAAGTCAGTTGGAACGAACGCCTTCAAGACAGCAGTTCGGGGGTCGATAATGCTTTTGCGCGCCTCAGTCTGCCTTACTCTGTTGGCACTCAGCATACAGTCGCAATTTCAAAGAGAAACGCGAACACGACGGTCGAGATTAGTGTTATCGCGTGTCCTTGGATCCTTCCGTATAGTCTCTTTCAGCCTCTGACGTTGAGTTTTTCTCAGGGTAGCACATTCTACAGCAGTTTGGAGCCTCTTTTCATGGATCCAACAAAGTTTGTTGGTGTCGGTGCTGTGCGAGGCATTTCGTGGGGGTCAGCCTCAGATTATTACAATAGTCAGACTGGGACAAGTCTGATTCAATATTCCGTGACGATGGATGTTCTTGACGTCACGATGACCATGTTTTTCTATGGTTTCGGCGGGTGCATAGGCTACATCGCTGTGGACGTGAGATAATGACGATTAAAATCACAAGCGTCCAGACTTCTGGTGGAGAAGTCGTTCTAACTCTCACATTTGATAATCCGTCTGGAAGCGGGAAGATGTCAACGTTCAATGTTCAGAAACGCGATCTTGTTGATAGGCTTATTCAGGTTCGCAGTCTCTTGGGGCGTCCGTTAACGTTGACGGATGCGAGGCAAGTGCTTGTCGAGATTATTAATGAGGTTCGGAAGGGGCAGCAGGGTGTTCCTGAAGACTTTGATTTCAGGCCTTACATTGGAGTCGAGCTTGAGTCATGACAGTTACGTTAGACAGTAAGACTCTGGACTGCAAGCAGTTGAGTGAAAACTGTCAAATCATCGTTACCCAGTGGGATGCGTGGATAAGCGCTGTCTTCAAGAGAAAAGTGAAAGTGCTTGGCGTCGTCCGTGTTTGGACTTTGAGTTGCGTTGAAAATAACGTAGCTTGGGGGAGCAGTCAAGCCAAGAGTTTTGAGGATTCAGGTAAGGCTGGAACAGAATTGGCGTTTGCTGTGACTGATGAGGTTCGAGTCATCAGCACGAACGTCTATGTTCTTGGCGTCATAATTGACGCGATGGATCTTGCCGGCAAAAACATCCGGCGTTTCACGTTGACTTTGCAGGAGGCATGACATTTGGTGGAAGTTGACGTTCTAAAGAATTGGGGTCGCGAAACAGAGTTGCGCAAGAAATGGATGAAGAAATGGGAAAGACTTGGAGCCCGTATTCTGGGGCTTCCAAAGTGGATGCAGACGATTGTCCTTGAAGACGTTAACTGTGCCGTTCAGAATCGAATCGCGACGATGGAAATGATTCTGACCTCTATGAAAAAAAGCGGCACAGATAGACCACACAGGAAGGTGAGAAACTGAAGAAAATTGAGGATGAAATAAAACGACTTAGTCTCGGCGATCTTGTTCAAGTAGAATGGACTGATGCAAGCGTCGGAAAGAGTCTCAGTGCCGGTTTGAATGTCGATGTCCCGGTAATAAGCTGGGGCTTATATTTGGGCTTGCTCGGCCAAAAGAACAAGCACATCATTCTTGTGCAGAACAACTTCCATTATGCTGATGGTTTGTGCGACTTAGACTACACGGCGATTCCGCTTGTCTGGAGCACTAAAATTGCAGTGATCGCTAAAAACCACATTCAACCAGTTGAAGCTCAAGTCTTGCTCAACAGTTTTCTGATGGGTGGCCGAAGGTCGTTGCAGAACCGAACGAAACAGCAGCATGTGAGCAACTGTCATGACCGACTGGATTAAGAAAGCACTCACCCGAACTGTTGAGCCTAAAGGGCTCAGAAAAGGGCATGCAATTGTCTTGGAGCCCAATCCGAGACTTGTTCTGCTCGTTAGATTTTCGCTAGTGATGACAACTTTGCTTTCTGTCCTCGAAGTCGCACACTTGGTTTTTCTCCATTCTTGGAACAGTGAAGTGTTCGCCGGGATCGCGGGTTTGATTGGCACGGTCACTGGCGTCCTAATTGGGCGTCATGTGTAGAGCTGAAAGTGGGGAACCTGAAAACCTCATTGTCTTCTCCTTTTCTCCCTTCTTTGAAGGGCGCAATCTCAGGTTCCTCACCAGCAATTCCTAAAACATAGGAGGTGAATGGAAACGAAATTTGGACAAGCTGTTCCAGCGATAACTTTGTTGCTGGCGGTCGCCGGAGGGGTTCTGCTTGCCATCAGCACAGAACTCACACAGATAGACCTGAATGCAGCTCCTCAAATGCTTCAAGGCGTCGTTGCTTTCGCAAAATCTGTGCTCGCTTCAGGGGTCTTGTCGGTTGGGTTGATTTGGCTTCGCAACGTTTGGGGTTACATTGGAGCATATGCAAAGGCCAAGACGCAGGGGAATGTCGCACTTGAATACGATGTCAACAAACTGTACAAAACAGCAGCCTATTACATGGGAAGCATCGCAGTCATCTTCAACGTAGCACCGACACCAGAATTGAAAGCAATAGGATCCGCTATAGTATTTTTCATCGACATCTCAGGTTCGGTTCTTCGGGAATTTCTGGACAAGAAACCTAGTTAAGATTCAGTCAAAGACCAATCCGCCAGTATCCACATTTTTGGTTTTGATCGATTTTTTGAAGGCGAAAAGATTGAGTTCTGGAAAATCAAGTCTCGAAAAAGTTCGCAAGAAACTAGCGAGGAAAAAGTGCATTCGATGAGAGGAAGATCCGAGTTTTTCCTTATCCGCAAGCTACGTAGGACGTACGACCAAAAACAAGGAAAGTTCAGGTTCAACATTTCTTATTCGACGGCTGTAAGGTTGACCCCTCGAACATCCGTTGTTGCCGAAGCCTTTGGCCTAGGCATCGACGAGATGCACAAGTTCACGGTTCTCGATGTTGAATTGAAAATAGGAATCCAAGACATCGTCTACGTAACAGGGGATTCCGGAAGCGGCAAATCTGTCTTGTTGAGAGCGATCAAACAAGACCTAGGCGACGAAGCGCTTGATGTAGCTGATGTGCAAGTCGAAATTGACGAGCCTTTGATAGAAACAGTCGGCAGCACCGTTGAAGAAGGCCTGAGTCTTCTGAGCAAAGTAGGACTCAATGACGCGTTTCTGTTTTTACGCACCTTTGACCAACTGAGTGACGGCCAGAAATGCAGGTACAAGATTGCAAAACTATTGGAGAGCAAGGCCCAGTTCTGGATTCTTGACGAGTTTGCAGCCACTCTGGATCGCGACACCGCAAAGATAGTAGCATATAACTTGCAGAAATGCGCCAAGCAGCAAGGAAAAGCCGTGTTGGCAGCGACCACCCATACGGACTTGTTTAATGACCTTAACCCAAGCGTGCATATCCACAAACGATTCGGCAAAGAAATCACTGTGAACTACTACTCAAATGAGACCACACGTGAATGCAGCCTTACCAGAGAGATGTACGTAGAACTCGCAACTACGGAAGAATGGAAAGCACTCGCAGGATTTCACTACAGAAGTCACAGAATCCCAGCCCCCCGGAAAATCTTTGCCCTCAAGCGCGGAACAGAACTGTGCGGTGTGATCGTATACTCTTACCCAGCACCAACATGTTTTGGACGCAAGAAAATGCTGCCAAGAATGAAAATGAAAGAACTCAACCAGAGGTTGAGCAGTATTAGCCGCGTTGTAGTCCATCCCAAGTACAGAACCATAGGACTCGGTGCCAAACTCGTCAGAGACACGTTGAACCATTGCGGAACAGACTGTGTTGAAATGGCAGCTGTCATGTCCAAGTACAACCCTTTTGCAGAAAAAGCAGGAATGAAAAGAATCGCTGAACAGTCCCCATCCAAAGAAGTTCTCAAGATCACGTCACTTCTCGAAAGTCTAGGCTTCAACACTCAGCTACTTAGCAGCAGAGACTACGTGCTAAACAAACTTCGAACACTAAGCGAAGAGCACCTAGCGCAGATAAGAGAGACTTTCGTCAAGCACAGCCACCCGAGATTCCTGAAGAGCTTTGCATACAATCTTCCTTTTGGCGCAAAGGATTCCTATAAGAGACAAATGGCAAACGCGAACCTGGACAAACTCGCAAACCTCGTCAAGATCTGCGGTTTCTTGACACAAATCAAAGTCTACCTATTCTGGAGTTTGATTCGGCAGAACCAAGTATTGTAAGCCCTCGCAAGATCAACTAACCTGCCAGAACGAAGATCAGGCTCACCACATACGATGGGAGGCAGGGAGAATGTGGTGTTACGGGATACTTCCCCGCCTCTGGATTCATCTAGATCATAGGAGGTGAACCCTAAAAACAAATGAAGTTGTTTCTTCAAATAAGCGTTTTGCGTAACATAAGTACTAGAATCTCAGAGTAAAGACAAGTGAGGTAAACACATTCGAATGACGAAAGAAAACGCGCCCGCTCTGGTCTCGGGGGGAGCTGGCTTCATTGGAAGCTATCTAGTCGAGAGATTGCTGAACAGTGGCTACAGGGTTACAGTTGTCGACAATTTCTCCAGCGGACGAAAGGAAAACCTTCAGGACGTGCTAGACAATTCATGTCTTGAAATCGTCGAAATGGATCTCAAAAAAGAAGATGCACAGCTCAGCAATATCGTGCAGGAATGCGAGGTAATCTTCCATTTTGCAGCTAATCCAGAAGTGAAAATAGGCGAAACCAATCCGAAAGTCCATCTTGAAGAAAACGTTACGGCCACCTTCAACCTGCTCGAGGCCATTCGAAAAGCCAAAAAGCCTAAGACTATTGTTTTTGCTTCGACCTCAACGGTCTATGGT